AAACAGACGGCACTCAACGAGACTGAAGAAAAAACAATTCAGCTGACCAGTCAACTGGCTGAAGAAGAGCGCGCTCAGCGTCAGCAACATGACCTGGATATCGCCACGGTGGGTATGGGTGATCAGCAGCGGCAGCGATATCAGGTACAACTGAGTCTTCGCCAGAAATACCAGCAACAGCTGGAGCAGTTGAGGCGGGATAGTGAGCAGAAAGGGATATATAACACTGATGACTACAGAAAGTCCGAGCAGGCGCTGACGGAGAGCCTGAACCGACAACTGAATGAGAATCGCCGTTACTGGCAACAGCTTGAAGTTGTGCAGGGTAACTGGAAAAACGGTGCTATGCGGGCGTTTCAGAATTTCACGGCAGATGCGGATAATGCGGCAGGCACTGCTGAGCAGATGCTTACAGCGGCATTTAACAGTGCAGGTAATGCACTGGCAACGTTCTGTACTACCGGAAAACTGAACTTCAAATCTTTTACCGCCTCGCTCCTTTCTGATCTGGCAAAAATCATGGCTCAGATGTCCATGATGCAGGCAGTTAAGGGGATTGGTTCGGCGTTTGGCTGGGGGAGTGCAGCAACTGCCAGTGTGACGCCCAATGCTGATGGTGGTGTTTATCAGTCTGCTGATTTGAGTCGCTACAGTGGCACGGTGGTTAACCGTCCGACGTTTTTTGCTTTTGCAAAAGGTGCAGGTGTGATGGGGGAAGCTGGGCCTGAAGCCATTCTGCCTCTGCGTCGTGGTGCTGACGGTAAGCTGGGGGTTGTGGCGGATATTGGTGGTTCAGGTATGGCGATGTTTGCCCCGCAGTACAACATCGAGATCAATAACGATGGCACGAACGGGCAGATAGGTCCGGCTGCCCTGAAGGTGGTTTATGACCTCGGGAAAAAAGCAGCAGCGGACTTTATGCAACAGCAGTCCCGTGATGGTGGTCTGTTCTCCGGAGGTGGACGATGAAAACCTTCCGCTGGAAAGTGAAACCCGGTATGGATGTGGCTTCGGCCCCTTCCGTAATAAAGGTGCGCTTTGGTGATGGCTATTCTCAGCGTGCGCCTGCCGGGCTGAACGCTGACCTGAAAACGTACAGCGTGACGCTTTCTGTTCCCCGCGAGGAGGCCACGGCACTGGAATCGTTTCTGGCTGAGCACGGGGGCTGGAAGGCCTTTCTGTGGACGCCGCCTTATGGCTACCGGCAGATAAAGGTGACCTGCGCAAAATGGTCGTCGCGGGTCAGTATGTTGCGTGTTGAGTTCAGCGCAGAGTTTGAACAGGTGGTGAACTGATGCAGAATATCCGACAGGAAACACTGAATGAATGCACCCGTGCGGAGCAGTCTGCCAGCGTGGTGCTCTGGGAAATCGATCTGACAGAGGTCGGCGGAGATCGTTATTTCTTCTGTAATGAGCAGAACGAAAAAGGTGAACCAGTCACCTGGCAGGGGCGGCAGTATCAGGCCTATCCCATTCAGGGAAGTGGATTTGAGATGAACGGCAAAGGAGCCAGTGCAAGGCCAACGCTGAAAGTCTCTAATCTGCACGGCATGGTCACCGGGATGGCGGAAGACCTGCAGAGTCTGGTCGGAGGAACGGTGGTCAGGCGTAAGGTTTACGCCCGTTTTCTGGATGCGGTGAACTTCGTCAACGGAAATAGCGATGCCGATCCGGAGCAGGAGGTGATCAGCTGCTGGCGCATCGAGCAGTGCAGCGAACTGAGCGCGGTGAGCGCCTCTTTTGTACTGTCCACGCCGACGGAAACGGATGGCGCTGTTTTTCCGGGGCGCATCATGCTGGCCAACACCTGTACCTGGACCTATCGCGGTGATGAGTGCGGTTATAGCGGTCCGGCTGTCGCGGATGAATATGACCAGCCGACGTCCGATATCACGAAAGATAAATGCAGTAAATGCCTGAGTGGCTGTAAGTTTCGCAATAATGTCGGCAACTTTGGCGGCTTCCTTTCCATTAACAAACTTTCGCAGTAATCCCATGACAGAGACAGAATCAGCGATTCTGGCGCACGCCCGGCGATGTGCGCCAGCGGAGTCGTGCGGCTTCGTGGTGAGAACGCCGGAGGGGGAAAGATATTTTCCCTGCGTGAATATCTCCGGTGAGCCGGAGGAGTATTTCCGGATGTCGCCGGAGGACTGGCTGCAGGCAGAAATGCAGGGGGAGATTGTGGCGCTGGTCCACAGTCACCCCGGTGGTCTGCCCTGGCTGAGTGAGGCCGATCGGCGGCTGCAGGTGCAGAGTGATTTGCCGTGGTGGCTGGTCTGCCGGGGGGCGATTTACAAGTTCCGCTGTGTGCCACATCTTTCTGGGCGGCGCTTTGAGCACGGGGTGACGGATTGTTACACGCTGTTCCGGGATGCTTACCATCTGGCGGGGATTGAGATGCCGGATTTTCATCGCGAGGATGACTGGTGGCGTAACGGTCAGAATCTCTATCTGGATAATCTGGAGGCCACAGGGCTGTATCAGGTGCCGTTGTCAGCGGCGCAGCCGGGCGATGTGCTGCTGTGCTGTTTTGGTTCGTCGGTGCCGAATCATGCCGCCATTTACTGTGGTGACGGCGAGCTGCTGCACCATATTCCTGAACAACTGAGCAAACGAGAGAGGTATACCGACAAATGGCAGCGACGCACACACTCCCTCTGGCGTCACCGGGCATGGCACGCATCTGCCTTTACGGGGATTTACAACGATTTGGTCGCCGCATCGACCTTCGTGTGAAAACGGGGGCTGAAGCCATCCGGGCGCTGGCCACGCAGCTTCCGGCGTTTCGCCAGAAACTGAATGAGGGCTGGTATCAGGTGCGCATTTCCGGGCGTGATGCAGGCGAAAACGAATTATCTGCCCGTCTTAATGAGCCGCTGGCAAATGGTGCCGTGATCCACATCGTACCGCGTCTGGCGGGTGCCAAAAGTGGCGGTATTTTTCAGGCAGTGCTGGGTGCGGCGCTAATTGCTACGGCAATCTGGATGCCGGGGCTTAGTATTGTTGCAAGTAATCTCATGTTCTCTCTTGGGGCAGGTATGGTTTTAGGCGGTGTTGCGCAGATGCTGGCACCGAAAGCCAAAACGCCTAAAGTGTCAGCCACTGATAACGGTAAGCAAAATACCTATTTTTCCTCATTGGATAACATGGTTGCCCAGGGCAATGTCCTGCCTGTTCTGTACGGTGAAATGCGCGTGGGGTCACGTGTGGCATCTCAGGAGATCAGCACGGCAGATGAAGGGGATGGTGGTCAGGTTGTGGTAATTGGGCGGTAATATTATTTACTCATGTTCTAACTGATTTAATATTTATATCGAACACTGATAATTATTCTGTTGGTTAGCTATATGAACAAAACGATTTTATTCTGCACGATTATTGCCTTAACAGGATGTAAATCTTTGGATTACGTAAAATCCGGCAAGCCTGTAATGGAAGGTAATTCATTAAAAAATATTGATGAATTGTCAGGCTGCATATCTAGACAATGGGCTGGTAATGGAACACCTATAACATCCATTCCTATTGAGAATGGGGTAAGCCTTTTAGTTCCACAGGCTATGGGTGGGTATGATGTTGTGCTTGATATCAAAAAAGCAGGAAATGGCAGTAGTTTTACTCTTTATGAACGCGTACCAGCATTAACGCCAAAAATTTTTGCTGATAGTGTTAATGCATGTAAATAATAGTTAATCCTGCCGTAACTCATGAGCCGCCTTTTGGGCGGCTTTGTTGTTTATGGAGTGTGAGGAATGGGTAAAGGCAGCAGTAAGGGGCATACCCCGCGCGAAGCGAAGGACAACCTGAAATCCACGCAGTTGCTGAGTGTGATTGATGCCATCAGTGAAGGGCCGATTGAAGGTCCGGTGGATGGATTAAAAAGCGTGCTGCTGAACAGTACGCCGGTGCTGGACAGTGAGGGGAATACCAATATATCCGGCGTCACGGTGGTGTTCCGGGCAGGTGAGCAGGAGCAGACTCCGCCGGAGGGGTTTGAATCCTCCGGTTCCGAGACGGTGCTGGGTACGGAAGTGAAATATGACACGCCGATCACCCGCACCATCACGTCGGCAAACATCGACCGTCTGCGCTTTACCTTCGGTGTGCAGGCACTGGTGGAAACCACCTCAAAGGGGGACAGGAATCCATCGGAAGTCCGCCTGCTGGTTCAGATACAGCGTAACGGTGGCTGGGTGACGGAAAAAGACATCACCATTAAGGGTAAAACCACTTCACAGTATCTGGCCTCGGTGGTGGTGGATAACCTGCCGCCGCGCCCGTTCAGTATCCGGATGCGCAGGATGACGCCGGACAGCACCACAGACCAGCTGCAGAACAAAACGCTCTGGTCGTCATACACCGAAATCATCGATGTGAAACAGTGCTACCCGAACACGGCACTGGTCGGCGTGCAGGTGGATTCGGAACAGTTCGGCAGCCAGCAGGTGAGCCGTAATTATCATCTTCGCGGGCGTATTCTGCAGGTGCCGTCGAATTATAACCCGCAGACGCGGCAATACAGCGGTATCTGGGACGGAACGTTTAAGCCGGCATACAGCAACAACATGGCCTGGTGTCTGTGGGATATGCTGACCCACCCGCGCTACGGCATGGGGAAACGTCTTGGTGCGGCGGATGTGGATAAATGGGCGCTGTATGTCATCGGCCAGTACTGCGACCAGTTGGTGCCGGACGGCTTTGGCGGCACGGAGCCGCGCATCGCCTGTAATGCGTACCTGACCACGCAGCGCAAGGCATGGGATGTGCTCAGTGATTTCTGCTCGGCGATGCGCTGTATGCCGGTATGGAACGGGCAGACGCTGACGTTCGTGCAGGACCGGCCGTCGGATAAGGTGTGGACCTATAACCGCAGTAATGTGGTGATGCCGGATGATGGCGCGCCGTTCCGCTACAGCTTCAGCGCCCTGAAGGACCGCCATAATGCCGTTGAGGTGAACTGGACTGACCCGGATAACGGCTGGGAAACGGCGACAGAGCTTGTGGAAGACACGCAGGCCATTGCCCGTTACGGTCGTAACGTCACGAAGATGGATGCCTTTGGCTGTACCAGCCGGGGGCAGGCGCACCGTGCCGGGCTGTGGCTGATAAAAACGGAGCTGCTGGAGACGCAGACCGTGGACTTCAGTGTGGGCGCAGAAGGGCTTCGCCATGTACCGGGCGATGTTATTGAAATCTGTGATGATGACTATGCGGGTATCAGCATCGGTGGCCGCGTGCTGGCGGTGAACAGCCAGACCCGGACGCTGACGCTCGACCGTGAAATCACGCTGCCATCTTCCGGCACCACGCTGATAAGCCTGGTTGACGGGCAGGGGAGTCCAGTCAGCGTGGAGGTTCAGTCCGTCACCGACGGCGTGAAGGTGAAAGTGAGCCGTGTTCCTGACGGCGTTGCTGAATACAGCGTATGGGGGCTGAAGCTGCCGACGTTGCGCCAGCGCCTGTTCCGCTGCGTGAGTGTCCGTGAGAACGACGACGGCACGTACGCTGTCACAGCCGTGCAGCATGTCCCGGAAAAAGAGGCCATCGTGGATAACGGGGCGCACTTTGACGGCGACCAGAGCGGCACGGTGAATGGTGTCACGCCGCCAGCGGTGCAGCACCTGACTGCCGAAGTCACCGCAGACAGCGGGGAGTATCAGGTGCTGGCGCGATGGGACACACCGAAGGTGGTGAAGGGCGTGAGCTTCCTGCTCCGTCTGACCGTAACAGCGGACGACGGCAGTGAGCGGCTGGTCAGCACGGCCCGGACGACGGAAACCACATACCGCTTCACGCAACTGGCGCTGGGGCGTTACACGCTGACAGTCCGGGCGGTAAATGCGTGGGGGCAGCAGGGCGATCCGGCATCGGTATCGTTCCGGATTGCGGCACCGGCAGCGCCTGTCACTATTGAACTGATACCAGGGTATTTTCAGATAACAGCGGTCCCGAAACTGGCTGTATATGACCCGACGGTGCAGTTTGAGTTCTGGTTCTCGGAAAAGCGGATTATCGATATCAGGCAGGTTGAAACCAGCGCGCGTTATCTTGGTACGGCGCTATACTGGATAGCCGCCAGTAGCAATATTAAGCCGGGTTATGATTATTACTTTTATATCCGCAGCGTGAACACCGTTGGTAAATCGGCATTTGTGGAGGCCGTCGGTCGGGCGAGCGATGATGCGGAAGGTTATCTGAATTTTTATAAAGGGTTGATCAATAAAACGCATCTCGGCAAGGAACTGCTGGAAAACTTTGAGCTGACGGAAGATAACGCCAGCAAACTGGAGGAGTTTTCGAAAGAGTGGAAGGACGCTAACGATAAATGGAATGCCATGTGGGGCGTCAAAATTGAGCAGACCAAAGACGGCAAACATTATGTCGCGGGTATTGGCCTCAGCATGGAGGACACGGAGGAAGGCAAGCTGAGCCAGTTTCTGGTTGCCGCTAACCGTATCGCGTTTATTGACCCGGCAAACGGGAATGAAACGCCGATGTTTGTGGCGCAGGGCAACCAGATATTCATGAATGACGTGTTCCTGAAACGCCTGACGGCCCCCACCATTACCAGCGGTGGCAATCCACCGGCATTTTCCCTGACACCGGACGGAAAGCTGACTGCTAAAAATGCGGATATCAGTGGTAGTGTGAATGCGAACGCCGGGACGCTCAACAACGTCACGATTAATGAGAACTGTCGGGTTCTGGGAAAAACTGTCCGCGAACCAGATTGAAGGCGATCTCGTTAAAAACAGTGGGCAAAGCTTTCCCCCGGGATTCCCGTGCACCGGAGCGGTGGCCATCAGGGACCATTACCGTCAGGGTTTATGACGATCAGCCGTTTGACCGGCAGATTGTTATTCCGGCGGTGGCATTCAGTGGCGCTAAGCATGAGAGAGAGCATACTGATATTTACTCCTCATGCCGTCTGATAGTGCGGAAAAACGGTGCTGAAATTTATAACCGTACCGCGCTGGATAATACGCTGATTTACAGTGGCGTTATTGATATGCCTGCCGGTCACGGTCACATGACGCTGGAGTTTTCGGTATCAGCATGGCTGGTGAATAACTGGTATCCCACAGCAAGTATCAGCGATTTGCTGGTTGTGGTGATGAAGAAAGCCACCGCAGGCATCAGTATCAGCTGAATTTTATAACCCATATACGGGCGCCAGAAATGGCGCCTTTTTTATTGCAGAAAAGCGAGAGGTAATTATGCGTAAACTTTATGCCGCCATTTTGTCCGCAGCCATTTGTCTGGCCGTATCCGGTGCGCCTGCATGGGCGTCTGAACATCAGTCCACGCTGAGCGCGGGGTATCTTCATGTCTCGACGAACGTTCCCGGCAGCGATGATCTGAACGGGATTAACGTGAAATACCGTTATGAGTTTACGGACACACTGGGGATGGTGACGTCGTTCAGCTATGCAGGAGACAAGAATCGCCAGCTGACCCATTACAGCGATACCCGCTGGCATGAAGATTCCGTTCGTAACCGCTGGTTCAGCGTGATGGCGGGGCCCTCTGTGCGCGTGAATGAATGGTTCAGTGCGTATGCGATGGCGGGCGTGGCTTACAGCCGTGTGTCGACTTTTTCCGGGGATTATCTCCGCGTAACTGACAACAAGGGGAAAACGCATGATGTGCTGACCGGAAGTGATGACGGTCGCCACAGCAACACGTCTCTGGCGTGGGGGGCTGGCGTGCAGTTTAACCCGACCGAATCCGTGGCCATTGATATTGCTTATGAAGGTTACGGCAGTGGCGACTGGCGCACTGACGGTTTCATCGTGGGTGTCGGCTATAAATTCTGATTAGCCAGGTAACACAGTGTTATGACAGCCCGCCGGTTCAGGCGGGCTTTTTTGTGGGGTGAATATGGCAGTAAAGATTTCAGGTGTACTGAAAGACGGCACAGGAAAACCGGTAGAGAACTGCACCATTCAACTGAAAGCCAGACGGACCAGCAGCACGGTGGTGGTGAACACGGTGGCCTCTGAAAATCCGGATGAAGCCGGTCGTTACAGCATGGACGTTGAGTACGGTCAGTACAGCGTCATTCTGTTGGTGGAGGGCTTCCCGCCGTCACATGCCGGGACCATCACCGTGTATGAAGATTCTCAACCCGGTACGCTGAATGATTTTCTCGGTGCCATGTCGGAGGATGACGTCCGGCCGGAGGCACTGCGCCGTTTTGAACTGATGGTGGAAGAGGTGGCGCGTCACGCTGAGGAGGCGAAGAAGAATGCCGGAGAGGCGGAGACGTCAGCGAGGAATGCCGGCATATCAGCCAGTCAGGCAGAAGAGAGCGCTGCAAATGCTGACACTTCAGCAGGGGAGGCATCGGAGTCAGCCCGGCAGGCGGCAGAAAGTGCAGCCTCAGCAAAGCAGTCAGAGGATGCGTCCTCGTCCTCGGCTTCTGCGGCCGCTCAAAAAGCCAGTGAGTCATCACAAAGTGCAGCAGAAGCTGAATTGTCAAGAAAGACGGCAGAAAGTGCAGCCGGTAATGCAGCCAGGGATGCAACGACCGCAACAGAAAAAGCCCGGGAGTCAGCAGAAAGCGCACAGTCAGCGGAACAAAGCAGGATAGCGGCGGAAGAGGCCGTAAACCGAATCCCCACCGTGGTGGGACCTCCCGGGCCAAAGGGGGAACAGGGGCCCGCGGGTCCTCAGGGGCCGAAGGGTGATAAGGGAGAGCGCGGTGACACCGGCCCTGTCGGGGCAACCGGCGAACGGGGACCGGCAGGTGATGCTGGTCCGGCAGGCCCGCAGGGGCCGAAAGGTGACAGGGGAGAGCGGGGAGAGACCGGTCTGACGGGAAATGCAGGTCCACAGGGTCCAAAGGGAGATACCGGTGCGGCAGGCCCGGCAGGCCCACAGGGACCGAAAGGAGAAACAGGTGCGGCTGGCCCGGTGGGGGCAACCGGACCTCAGGGACCGAAGGGCGACCCGGGGGAGACACAAATCCGTTTTCGTCTGGGGCCGGCGAGCGATTATTGAGACAAACAGCAATGGCTGGTTCCCGGGTACAGATGGTGCGCTCATCACCGGACTGACCTTTCTTGACCCCAAAGATGCCACACAGGTTCAGGGGCTGTTTCAGCATTTGCAGGTCAGGTTTGGTGACGGGCCGTGGCAGGATGTTAAGGGGCTGGATGAAGTGGGCAGTGATACAGGCAGAACAGGAGAATGACATGAACGTACTAAAAAAACTTATGCAGCGTCTGTGCGGTTGCGGAAAGCATGATGACCGTGAAAACGGGGAGTTACTTACAGCACAGCTGCGACTGGGACCGGCAGACATTCTGGAGTCCGATGAGAATGGCATTATCCCGGAGCAGGACAGGGTAATCACGCAGGTGGTGATACTGGATGCGGATAAAAAGCAGATACAGTGCGTGGTAAGACCGCTGCAAATCCTGCGTGCTGACGGGAGGTGGGAAAATATTGGCGGAATGAAATAGCCGACAGCTTCACAAAAACCGGAGTCCGGCTCCGGTTTTTGTTGTCATGTCCGGTGGATGTTTGTTAGGAATGTTCAGACAGGTTTATTTTGAATTTACACAGAATCCTAAACAGGTTCGAAAATTAAGAAAGAGGTTGTATGTTTAGCATAAGAACCCTACTACCTATTAGCGCCAGCGTATCAGTTCCGACAAAACAATCTCAATCCATCCCAATAACTTTAGCAGGGAGAACAATCGAAAAAGCGCAAGAGAAAGAAGGATTACTTGTTTTTTTAGGAATGAAATCCGTTAATGACTATACTCTTAATATTCTTGGCCAAAATGTTTCAAGAGTCACAACGGGGAAAAAACCGTATGATTTATTATTCCTGAATGATGCTACAAAACAAGATTTTGATAAAAGGAAAATGGAGTTTACATATCCTGGAGCAAATAAAAGCCATCTACAATCAAGTAATAGCGATGTTGTTGCTGCTGCAGCTATAAGTATTACAGCGACAGAGATGAAAACCATCCTGCCAGATGATTTAACACCAGGAAAATACAAAAAAATTTATCTGTCTGGGGATGGTTCTGCTGGTCTACCACTTCTTAAGTGTGGAGATGAATTTTTATCGCCGACAGATATTGTCGACCGCATTGTTCAACATAATCTTCATGAGATTGATGATATCAGATTAACATCCTGTAACTCAGCCAACATATTAAAAAACAAAGACTTCTCTCCTGATGAAATAGAGAAATCCGCAAATATGAATAACGGCTGGTTGGCCAGGGCATTATTTGGTCAAAAGAGGTCTTTAGCAGAACACGTCTATGCCGAGTTTGAACGTCGCGGAATTAACGTTTCTATATCAGGTTACCATGGCACTGGCGTTTTTTATGTACCAGAGCATGGTAAACCAACAACGCATCTACGCTCCACAACTGTGCCTGCAACACCTGAACATACCGTAAGAAGAAGCGACTACAGAGCCACTTTGGGTAGAACTCAACCCATAGATATTGAGTAATTGAGCCAGCATATACACTTGATGGTTAGGAAACAGAATCATTGTTTTAAACATTTCCTGGCCATTAATATTGTCGGCGGGAGCATATCCAGGACTGGCCGGCAAACCAGGTACGCGATCTGTTGCCATGGAAAGTTGATCTGAGCGCTCAGTAAATATCAATACGGTTCTGGCGAGACGCTTACGATGCATGAGAATCACTAATAGTATGTAATTATTACATTTTATTTACAATGCTGTTTCTGTTGGTCTGCATCCATAATTATGAAATGCTGACTTATGGTGTCAAAATAACACATATTCCTTTCAATAATCATTTCTTTTACTATCTTTTCCCTGCTGAGAGGGTGGGGTAGATGTTCTCTTGTGAGATTCATGAACGCAGACTTATCATAAAGAGTGCATATGTTGGAGTTCAGTGCGTTCTTGACAAAAAACCCTTTTTCTGGAACGCATAATGTTATTGGGCACTTAAGAAATTGTGTGTCGCAAGAGAATTCATCAGGATTTACAACAAATGAATGAGAATGGATTTTATTTTTAAGGGCGTTTTCGGCCCCTTTTTTCCATCCTATATTTGAAGATAATTGAAGCATAAAATCCTGAGATATTTGTGCAAAACTTCGTCCGTTGTTGATCTGCTGTTCCAGGTTGCGAGCAATAGTGTTTTGTCTCGCCATAAATATGGAGAAATGATTACTGCATACAGGATTTACTGTAAAACCATTGACTGATTCGATATAACGGATATCCATTTTATGACGTTCTTTTATGATTACAGTATCATTTTGATTTTGCTGCACAATATAACGTAAAGATGCTAGCTCATTCTCAGGTAAGATACTGCCTGCTGTGAAGTTTAAAAAGATAGGCATGTTTTTTTCTGTAATACAAGTCGATTGTTTGTGATTTCGCGCTGTAGGTATATTATCATTCATATTTAACTTCCTAAAGTATGACCTCGTAGGGAGATAAATGCAATGCTTAAAGGTAGATTGAAATGATAAATTAGCGCTTGGTAAATCCAGAATTTCATAAAGAGAGAGGTGGTGTTTTTTCATAGCGCTGAGATGTAAGTTGCAACATGTATTATATGCAAGAGAATAGGGAGTACTGGATACATTAACTCTATGTAATCCATTCAAGATATTAATGCAATTGAAATAATTGACATAAAATATTGCATAGGTGAGGTTTATTGCTCAGAAGATGGAGTTATCGATGCAGAAACTGGAAGAACTGCGGCAGCGATAGCGCAGGTCGATTGCAATGACGAGATTTATCAGCGCCAGCGTGGGATAAAAGAGAATCTGAGCAGTCTGGAGAATTTGAAATCGGTTAGGGATTTCATACTAGAATAATAGGATCCGCGGCACGTCGTATGCAAGAACGTGCCACGGCTGGCTGGCGAACTTTCGATAGTGCGAGTATTGAATGATTTCCAGCCGTTACCGATTTTACGTGTTAATTAGTGAACAAACCACTCGTCAGCAGACTCCCAGGTATCTTTCAGAGTTTCCTGAACAAAAGTTTTAGCTGAATCTTTATCGGCGGTGCGCGTAACAGAAAGGCCATCGTTGCTGGTGGCTTTTACGATCACCTCTACATCGTCATAACGCTTACTGATGCGTCGGGTTAATTCTTCCTTTAACGCATCCACAGCACCGTTTGGCATTTTAGTCATTTTTTCTTTGGCTATGCAGATCTCAATACGCATAAAAGTCCCTCTATACTGTGTTTGTATACAGTATTATTTTTAACTGTATGGATAAACAGTGTCAAGAGGTCTTATTTCTGCTCCTTTGGAGCTCTTCAAAACGATTATGTAAAGATTTCGGATACAGTTCGGTATATACCTGCCATAGCACGTTTAATGAACGATGCCCTGTAACCTGAGCGACTTCCTCAATACTAAAACCAGCCTCAAATAAGCGACTTGCCCCTTCTCTACGCAAATCATGGTATCGCAGATCTTTAATACCTAATTTGCTTCTTACCCTCTGAAATCCTGCAGTAACAGAAGTGCTGTTATATGGAAAAATGAATTCCGATTTTTTGGGCTGTCGTTGGACGATATCCCAGGCTTCCCCAAGCAAGGCTACTTTCATGTGGTTGCCTTCCTTTTTGCGTGGATCTTTCCTGTCTCTTACGAGTATAGATTTTTGTTCCTGGTCGAGATCTTCCCATCGTAACCGGCATACTTCTCCGATCCGCATACAGGACCACACAGAAAATTTGAGGATATCAACGAACGGAATTTTTGAGCATTTATGAGTAGATCGTTGTTGAAGGCCTTCAATGAGCATGTCCAGTTCATCAGATGCTGGTCTACGATTACGACGGTTTGATTTACCAATCAAACCAAGTTTAAGTAGATATGGGCGAGCGCTTTTCGCTGGGTTTGATGTGTAATTAATTCCATATACAGGTTTGGCAGCATCCAGAACACTGCCAAGATAACTAACATCGTGGCTAACTGTAGCTGGACCTGCACCAGCGTTGTTTCTTAGCCTGCAATGTTCAATTACGTCATTTTCTGTCAGTTCAGATAGTTTGATCGCGGAGATGTCACTATCCATAAGCAGTTCCAGCACATATCTTTTAGTACGGCCTGCTTTACCTCCGGCATTTGGGTCATTTAAATATTTGTGTAGTAAGTCACGGACTGTAAGTCCGTCAACTGCATTTGATGATGGAATGCCATATAGATCTAATTCCATCACTTTCTGTGTGCCCCATGTTTTGGCATGAGCATGTTTAGGGAATGTTTTGCTTTCCCTGTAAGTGATAACACCTTTTTCTTTGATAATCACATTACAGCGATAGCGTGGTGTGCCATCGGATTTTAGTCGTTTCTCTATGTTATAGTACGCCATTACACGACCTCGTTATTTCGGGTTCCCATAAAACGTGGGAACCTGTGCGGGAACCTAACGCGAGAAAAATAGCCTGAAATGTTCAAAAATGCACGATAATCATGAAACACTAAAAATTAATCAAACCAGCGTGATGCCTGAAAAAACTGGTGTTTACTGGAATTCTCGGTTTAGCATTGCTCCCATGCTCGACTGGACGGACAGACATTGCCGCTATTTCTTGCGTCTGCTTTCCCGCAATACGTTGCTGTATACCGAAATGGTGACCACAGGGGCGATTATTCACGGTAAAGGTGATTACCTGGCGTACAGTGAAGAAGAACATCCGGTAGCGTTGCAACTAGGCGGTAGCGATCCGGCGGCGCTGGCACAGTGTGCGAAGCTGGCAGAAGCGCGTGGATATGATGAGATCAACCTGAATGTCGGCTGCCCGTCTGACCGGGTGCAGAACGGCATGTTTGGTGCGTGTCTGATGGGTAATACGCAGCTGGTTGCCGACTGCGTGAAAGCGATGCGCGATGTGGTGTCGATTCCAGTGACGGTGAAAACGCGTATTGGCATCGATGACCAGGACAGCTATGAATTTCTCTGCGATTTCATCAACACCGTTTCCGGCAAAGGCGAGTGTGAGATGTTTATCATCCACGCACGTAAAGCCTGGCTTTCGGGGTTAAGTCCGAAAGAAAACCGTGAAATCCCGCCGCTCGATTATCCGCGTGTGTATCAACTGAAGCGTGACTTTCCGCATCTGACAATGTCGATTAACGGTGGTATCAAGTCGCTGGAAGAGGCCAAAGCACACCTGCAACATATGGATGGCGTGATGGTCGGGCGCGAGGCGTATCAGAATCCGGGTATTCTGGCGGCGGTAGACCGGGAGATCTTTGGTTCCTCGGATACCGATGCCGATCCGGTGGCGGTAGTGCGCGCCATGTATCCGTACATTGAGCGTGAACTCAGCCAGGGGACGTATCTCGGCCATATTACCCGGCATATGTTGGGCTTGTTCCAGGGTATTCCTGGCGCGCGGCAGTGGCGGCGTTATTTAAGTGAAAATGCCCATAAAGCGGGTGCAGACATTAATGTGCTGGAACACGCGCTCAAACTGGTGGCGGATAAGCGTTAACTTTTCACCAAAAAGTAGTCAAATTCACCACGCCCTGCGCACCGTCGCGGGGCGTTTTGCTGTTAAATCAATAGATTATTTTTGGCATGATTCTTGTAATGCCAGCAAGAGATTTCATATTTGGGAGAGCATCATGCTGGAACTACTTTTTGTGATTGGCTTTTTTGTCATGCTGATGGTCACCGGCGTTTCGTTGCTGGGCATTATCGCCGCGCTGGTTGTGGCGACGGCCATTATGTTCCTCGGCGGTATGCTGGCATTGATGATTAAGTTGCTGCCGTGGTTACTACTGGCGATTGCGGTGGTGTGGGTTATTAAGGCGATTAAAGCACCAAAAGTGCCTAAATATCAGCGTTATGACCGCTGGCGTTACTAA